GTAGTAGTTCTTTGCGTTTCTTTTGCTCTCGCATATATTCACCAACCGACCTCATTGTATAAGTAAGGTCAAACTCGGCAGCATTCCACTTAGGATCAGTAAATCTATCCCTAACAAGTTGATCAGAATTATAACTAATTAACTGATCAAGACTACAAGCAGAGCAGTCAGCAGCAAACCTATCGTGATCAAATCCTTTGTGCATTGATCCTTTACGCCCATAGAGGTTATCCTTAATATCATAAGGAGGATCAAGATATACAAAAGCATTACCTTCAGCACCCAGTAGGTAATCATAGGAGTAATTAGTTATACGCCATTTTTTGATTATCTCTGAATAACCTGGCAGTTTATCAATACCTCTGATGGAGAAATTGGAGTCGCTTGCTTGGGCGGAGAAGGAGGAGGACTCAGTAAGACCTGAGAAAGAACACTTATTAACCACATAGAAGGAAACAGCACGCTGGAAATTTTCACTGTCTTCCAAAGGTCTTGCAAGATACTTCTTGGCGTCAAGGAATAGGTTTTTAGCACTGGTAGGTTCTATATGACGATATTTTAGTTGCAGCAATTCATCTCTCATCTCACGACCAAACATCTGGAGTTGCTGCCAGAAGTTGACCAGAGGTTCATAAAGGTCATTAACCCAGATTTTTGTGTCTGGATACTTCTTAGTAATATGAATAGCAACACTACCACCACCAAGAAATGGTTCACGGAACTCATCATACTCCCTCATATCGGGGAAGTATTGATCCATCTTGGCGACTGCTCTACTTTTTCCGCCCGGATATCTGAGACAAGTTTTATAACTTTTCAGAGTGCTCATAATCTTTAGGGTGATACTTCAAATATTCATGGAAGGTTAGTTTCATTTCCTTCTCAGTCATACCACAATGTTTTGCGGCAGCAGGTATAGTCATTTTAGCACGAAACAATGCCTCATTTGCTTCCTGCACATTCTCAGGCGTGGTCTTCACTTTTGGTTCAACCAGTTTAGTTTTATCGATATTCAGTAGTCCCATCAAGCACCTCCACAAAACTATTAGTAAGTCTATTTACACTCTCTGCCATAACACGATATCCAGCACCCACATAAAGTTGACCCAATACAACGGCAACGGTGCAAATACCCCAAAAGATATAATAGTGTGATGATTTCATTTGTGCTAGTACCTTAGTTTTTTTGTTTTTCATAATTAGTTATAAGTAAGTGGTTTACTCATATCCAACATTGGTTTTAGTTTACCAAAGTTGACTGCCTTTTCGGAGAAAGACATTTCAAGTGCTTCAAGAATTGTAAGCAGGTTTTCTTCTGGGTTTTCCTTAAACTTCTCAAGGTCCAGAGCAAAGTATTCGGTCTTTTTCATAATCAAAGTACCAGTTTTTTACTTGGTGCTTTAATTACCGAGAACATTTCATTATACTGTTCTTCAATTTGTTCCTGAGTATCTGCGATATACACGATATACTTTTTAGTGACCTCCAGTTCCTCATTCTTACCCTTAAGGAGAGGAGACCAGGGAGCAAATCCCATCTGCCCATTACCAGCAGGAACAGCAACGATAGGATTGGCGATAACAATCGTTTCATCTTTGTCATCAATCAGGTCTGCGATAACATCTTCACCAGACCACATACGAATTAGTTTTACATTCATCGGAAATTGCACTCCACCATTAGTTCAGTTAGACAAGCAAGCATATTTATTTCCTGATCGGCTACGAATGCCGACTGATACTGATACTTAGCAAGCACGAGCACAGCAGCAGGAACACTATTGTTTTCAAGGGATGTATAACAAGCATCGTAAATACGACGCATAAGTACAGTAGTATCATTGTCCATGTTAGATACCACCCACTTCCGAACTTCGGGGAAGTTCTTTTCCTTAAGGTTTTTAACAAGTTCATTTACGGCAACATCGGAGAAAGTAGCAAGAATACCAGCATCAATCTTTCCACTGACAGAGTAACGCTGACACTCATTAAGAACACGACGCCAGTCGGGGAAGTGTTTGTTGACAAGTTCTACCAGGACCTTGTTATCAGATTCAACACCTTCTGCACCCAAGATTTCTTTGAGACGCTTGAAGAAGAGTGCGGCAATCTCTTGACGCTCCTTTCCTTTGATGGAGAAGTCAATGACTGCACATCGGGAGTGGAGGGGCTCAAGGATTTTGTTTTTGTAGTTACAGGTGAAGATGAACCTGCAGTTGCCAGCAAACTCCTCAATAAACGCCCGTAGGAGGAGTTGTACATCATTGGATGTGTTATCTGCCTCATCAATGATGATGACTTTGTGTTTAGCATCTGCCGTAAGTGAGACGGTCGAAGCGAAGTTCTTCGCATTGTTTCTGACAGTATCGAGGAATCGACCCTCATCGGATCCGTTGATGACATAAACGTCTGCTCCCAGTTCATTACATAGTGCTTTGGCAACAGTTGTTTTACCGATACCAGGAGGACCAGCAAGCAACATGTTAGGAATTTCTCCCTTATTTAGAAACTCCTGAAAGGTTTTTTTAGTTGCCTCTGGGAGGATACATTCTTCAATTGTTTTGGGGCGGTATTTCTCCACCCAGATAAAATCACTCATTATCAAGAACCTCAATGTGAGACAAAAACTGCGATGGAGTATTCCACCACATCATCTGGGCATCTTCCCAGTTGTCAAAAATTACAAAATCACCATGAACATCTACCATCTTATATCGATGGCGGATGTATGGTTCTTTGGACGACTCAGTAAAATACCGAGAGTCCTTCTTATCAATTAGTTTCATACCCATTCTGGTTTACGTTGGGGCATACGAAGATAGTTGTCCTTCACCCAAGGTTTGGATGCGATGTACATCTTGTATGCGTCAAAGGTGGAAATACTAGTATCAAACTTGTATTCCTCAGGCATTGCCCGTGCGAAAGGAGTTACTTCATCCAACTTACCCTTAGGGAAAAGATAGTATGCATGAGTCAATGTCCCCTCACAGGAGTGGATCTTATTATAGCGCAAACTGTACTCTTGACACAAGTTCAGTCCCCATTTGATGAGCCAGTAGGCATTATCCACCGTCTCCGCCGCCCATTTTGTACATGGGTGGTTTCGGAATGCCCCTTTTTCTGTTTTGTAGGCAGTGCCGTCCTGCTTGGGAAGAACCCCATAATCATGATACCAGGGAGAAGCAACAATGCTAAGCATTTGGCAGCACTCAAGCGGCATCTTGACAATGTGCTTGTCAGGAAGACAGATAGCACTTTCGGCAGGAAACGGGTCTGTAACAAAAATGTTCATCGATACCAACCAACGAGACTGAAGATGTATCCGAGACCCCAGTCTAACGCACAGGGAGGGATATCGTCAACCTCATCAAAAACAATTTGTCTTGCCTCTAGAATTCTTTTTTGACCTACAGCATTTAAGTTTGCCTTCGAAGCCCTAATGAATTCTTCCATATCTTCTTGGTTTCCATTTTTAAAACCACTGATATACAATTCACGAACTTCTTTCATAACAGAAGCAGTTTCTTCGGAAAACGTAACGGTATGACTTTTCAGTGGAATTGTCATAGTTTTCATACATCCCATAGAAAACTTCATCGCATCTCTAGTCTCTTCGACAGACAATGCATCTTCATCGTTAGCACGGAACATATGCTGAACCACACCATTACTACACTCAATCACTCGGAGAAGAGCAATTTTATTTTTTTCTTCGTCTGACAAATTGCCAAACAATTCATCCCAGTTTTTCATTCCAAAGGTCTCACAAATTCATTAGAAACAATGTCACGAGCACCAAGTGCCTCATACATATAAGATGCGGCAGACTTTGGATTTGTATGGTCACCGCAAGTAAATACATCACATACTGCCATCCCATTCTCTGGCCAAGTATGAACACTGATGTGAGATTCTGCAAGCAGAGCAACAGCAGTGACTCCTTGAGGGTCAAACTTGTGGGACTGAACCCCAAGGAGAGTGCTTTCTGCTAAAGTAGCAGCATTCGCAAGAACATTACGAATGTGT